CTCCCTAAAATATCCCCGGAGGGATTTTTGGGGCAAACAATCCCGGTTTAACCCAGGGGGAAGTAGCCCTGAAGTCCCGACAAGGGAACCACAACAAGGAGGAACACATGAGAATCAGAGTCGCTCACGCCTCTCTGCAGTTCAGTGACACTGACAAGCAGCACACTGCCGACATCGAGAAGATCTTCGACCGTGCCGTGGCCCGTAGGTACGCCTGGGTCATGGGCACCGAGGCCGGACCGGGTGCCGGCAACATGAGCAGCGAGCTCGTACGCATCGGCGGCGAGCACGAGTACCGCATGTGGGTCCCGTCCAACCAGAAGCAGGGCGCCGGCAAGTCCACCGACTGCTGGATCGCCGTCCGCAAGGACCTGGTCAAGGGCGGATGGAAGACGGGCTACGTGCCGGTCATCCCCGGCTCGCAGGAGCTGTACAAGAGGGAGGGTCTCGACCCCGACCTCAACCCCCGCTGGGGACCCAAGGGTCTGGTGACCGCCGAGTTCGACTCGCTGCCCGAGCTGGGTGCGATCAACCTCGCCGTCGCTCACCACCTGACCAAGGGCCAGCAGGACGACAAGTCCTCGGTGATCCATGGTGTCGACCACCACGCTTGGAACCTCAAGCTGGACATCGCACTGGGCAAGTGGCTCGGTGAGCAGGCCAGGGGCACTGCCCTCGGCTTCGGCTCCGCTGACCGCAACGCGTCCGACCGTCGCAACCCGGCCAACATCCCGGGCACGACCACGATGGCGGACGAGCTCAAGAAGTGGCAGAACACTGGCCACGGCGACATCGACTGGATCTTCTCGGTCAACAAGGATGGTCGGGTCAAGGCGTCGAACTTCACGGTCCTCGATGACCGCGAGTTCCCGCTGGCAACCGACCACTTCTTCTGTGAGGGCGTCTTCGCTGTGGAGGCGCTCAAGCCCAAGCGCTGAAAGGAGTGAGTCATGGCGTCCACGCGCAAAGACACGGGCGACAAGCCCAAGAGCACCACGCGCCGCCGGCCGCCTGCCATGACTCCCGAAGCGCGCGAGAACCAAATCATCAACAAGGCGCTCAACGAGATCGAGCGCCAGATCGAAGCCCGTGAAGCATCGAGCCAAATTCTGTCGCACTACGCGAAGCTGGGCTCGACACGCGAACGGCTCGAGCAAGAGCGACTGCTGCGTGAGGTTGACCTACTGGAGCGAAAGGCTTCAGCCATGGACTCGGCCAAGCGCATCGAGGAGCTCTACGATGAGGCAATCGCAGCCATGCGGTCCTACGGAGGCCAGCCGGAACAGCGCCATGATGACTAGGCGTTATTCCGAGCTGGCCTCCCTGGGGTCGTGGGAAGAGCGATTCGACTACCTCCGGCTTCGGGGCACGGTGGCAGGCGTTACCTTCGGCTACGACCGTTGGATGAACCAGGACTTCTACGCTTCCACTGAGTGGAGGCAAATTCGTCACCATGTCATCGCCCGGGATCTCGGGTGTGATCTGGGGATTGAAGGCTTCGAGGTCTACGACCGTATCTACATCCACCACATGAACCCTATGACGGCGGACGATCTGAAGAACGGCAACGAGGACATCATCGATCCTGAGTTCCTCATTTCTTGCACACACAGAACCCACAATGCCATTCACTACGGCAATGAGAGGCACCTTCCCCGGCAGCTCATTGTGCGTAGACCTGGCGACACCAAGCTTTGGTGAAAGGAGCAGTCATGGTGAACAACCGAGCAGAGGCTGTGGAAGCCGCTCTGCGAACCACACACAACGTGCCCAACACGTGCCAGCTCGTGACCCGCGGCTGGTTCAACGCACCTAGCGTAGGAGACTTCGATGGTGACGGTGCAGCTGACGCTGAGGATGGGTGGAAGAGCGAACCGCTCTCAGCCCGCCACAGCGACCGGAATCCTCCTGCGGGAGTTCCCGTTTCTTACCTTGGAGGTAGCAGGGACAACGGGCACCGTGCGATCAGTCTCGGTAACGGAAAGATCCGCAGCACGGATGCTGGCGGCTCTGGTCGTACTGCGACTGTGGATCTGGCTTGGCCGGAACGCACGTGGGGCCTGAAGTACGCCGGCTGGTCTGAGACCATCGACGGCATCAAGATCCCGCCGATCCCGCCGACCGGTCCGAAGACCCGCGGCGCCAACATCGACGAAGCCCTCAAGCGCCTCGCGCGCGCGGAGAAGCTCGCCAAGGACGGTACCGCTCGGGACACTCGTCTCAAGCGGGCCATCGCTGCGCTCAAGCGCATCCCCACCTGGAGGAAGAAGTCATGACTCAGCCGATGCGAATCGACGGTGTCGACATCAGCCACCACCAGTCCGGCAAGATCGACTACGCCGCGCTCAAGCGGGCCGGCGTCAAGTGGATGTACCACAAGTCCACGGAGGGCAACGGGTTCAAGGACTCGATGTACTCCAAGCGTCGTGCCGAGGCCAAGGCCGCCGGTCTGCCCTTCGGGGCCTACCACTTCGCCAGGCCTGAGCTGGGAGACGCCCGCCGTGAGGCAGCGTTCTTCGTTGCCACTGCCAAGCCGGTACCGGGCGACCTTCGTCCGGCGCTGGACCTGGAGACCAAGGAGCGCCTGAACACCGCGCAGATCGTGCAGTGGGCAGACGACTTCTGCGACGAGGTGAAGGACCTGACCGGCGTGACCCCAGTGGTATACACGCCCTATGTGTTGTCTTCAGCTTTGGAGAAGGCGGCGCTCTTCTGGGTCCCGAGGTACAACAACTCGAACACCCCGCCGGTCCGGCAGTACGACATCTGGCAGTTCTCCAACGGCGTCTTCGGCGTCCCGAACAGCGTGCCTGGCCTTGGTCACGTCGATCTCAACACCAGCAAGGTGCAGCTGTCTGAGCTGGTCATCCCCAAGCCCCTCACGGGCAGCAAGGGAGTGAACGTTGACGAAGCGATCAAGCGCCTCAAGGCTGCCGAGAAGAGGGCAAAGGACGGCACGGCCCGAGACACTCTCATCAAGAGGGCTCTGGCTCAGCTGGCCAAGCTCAAGTCCATCCGCTAGTCGGCGGAAGTTCAAAATGGAAGCGATTCGAAGGAGGTGACCCCAATGGAAGACAGCATCCTCAAGACAACCAAGAAGATCCTCGGGATCGACGAGTCCTACACGGCTTTCGACCTCGACATCATCACGCACATCAACATGGCCTTCACCACCTTGAACGATCTGGGTGTTGGAGACGTGCTCGGCTTCATGATCATGGATGACAGCGACAAGTGGCAGGACTTCACCATGGACCTGCTGCAGCAGAACGCCGCGAAGACCTACGTCTTCCTGCGGGTGAAGCTCGCCTTCGACCCGCCCCAGACCTCTTTCCACCTCAACTCGGTGGAGGCTCAGATCAAGGAGCTCGAGGTCCGCATGAACACGAGAAGGGAGAACGTCGAATGGCAGCCACCAGCACCGTCATCGTCGCCATCCCTGCCGTAGACGACCACGTCTGGAAGGTGTCAAGTGAGAAGGTGCCACACCTCACACTCTTGTACCTGGGCGAGGAGGTCCCTCCTGAGGATCAGGCGAAGATCGCTCTGTTCCTACAGCACGTAGCCGATGTGTCCCTCAACCGCTTCGGCCTCTCGGTCGACAAGCGGGGGACGCTCGGCGACGAGGACGCAGACGTTCTTTTCTTCGAGAAGCCTTGGGCCAAGGACGTCAAGCAGGTCCGAGACTTCCTCTTGCAGAACGAGGCGGTCAACAAGGCCTACAACTCCACTCCTCAGTTCGAGGGCTGGACCCCGCATCTCACCCTCGGCTACCCGGGCTCTCCGGCGCATGAGGACACCCGGGACTACCCGATTTCCTACGTGCAGTTCGACAAGGTCGCGCTGTGGCTGGGGGACTCGGAAGGTCCGACCTTTGACCTCAAGAGGGAGGAGTACATGGAAGCCGACGTCGCCTGGAGCGACCAGATGGAAGATGCCCTCTCCCACTACGGGATCAAGGGCATGCGGTGGGGCGTTCGCAAGTCCGAGCACGAGGGAGGGACCACCGCCAAGCGGGCGCCCGTCCCCTCGGCCGACAAGGCCCGCGCCCAGGAGAATGCAGCCAAGGTTGGCAAGAAGGGCGACACGTCGGCCCTTTCCAACGCCGAGCTCCAGCAGCTCGTGCAGCGCATGAACCTCGAGCAGCAGTACTCCCGACTCTCCTCGCAGCCCGGTCGTCTTCAGGCCGGCAGCAAGAAGACCAAGGAGATCCTCGACACGGTCGAGACCGGCAAGCGTGTGTACAACCTCACGCCGACTCCGGTCAAGACCAAGATCGCCAAGGCACTCGGCAAGGGTGCTTTGAAGGTCGGGGTGTCCGCAGCTGTTCTGGCCGGCAAGGCCTACTACAAGACCCGGAAGTGAGGTGATCACATGTCGAAGAAGGCAGACCAGCAGAAGCTGAGCCAGCTGTCCGAGGTCCAGCGCAACGCGAAGACCAAGGGCCACTTCGCCCGCGCGCGCAACGTGCGTGAGCAGGTGAACGAGCTCCAGCCTCACCCGAAGCCGACCAAGAAGGCGGCTGCGAAGAAGGCTCCGGCCAAGACGGCAGCTCCGGCTGCCAAGAAGACCGCAGCCAAGAAGACCGCAGCCAAGAAGACCGCAGCCAAGAAGGCTCCGGCCAAGAAGACCGCCGCCAAGAAGGCCTGAAGGGAGGGTTGGCGATGACGACCATCGAAGTTGACGGACACGTGCTCAGCAATGACGCGATTCCGATCTACTACGGACAGTTCCGTGACGCGGTTGAACGTGGCGACATTCCTGTCAATGTCGAAATCTCCCAGGAGATGAACCGCATCGATGCACTCATCGCCAACCCGAACATCTGGTACGACGAGCAAGCGATCGAGGGGTTCCTGCGCTTCTGCGAGAACGAGTGCACCCTCACCGACGGCAGCGACCTCCACGTCCTGCCGATCTTCAAGGTGTGGGCCGAGCAGATCTTCGGGTGGTACTACTTCGTGGAGCGACAGGTCTACGAACCCACCCCGGACAACCACGGCGGACGCTACGTCACCAAGACGGTGAAGAAGCGGCTGACCAACAAGCAGTACCTGATCGTGGCTCGAGGCGCCGCCAAGTCGATGTACGTCTCCTTGATCCAGAACTACTTCCTCAACATCGACACCAGCACGACCCACCAGATCACCACTGCCCCCACGATGAAGCAGGCAGACGAGGTCATGTCCCCGATCCGGACCGCCATCACGCGGGCCAGGGGACCACTCTTCCGCTTCCTCACCGAGGGCTCACTCCAGAACACCACTGGATCGAGGGCCCTCCGGCAGAAGCTGGTGGCCACCAAGAAGGGCATCGAGAACTTCCTCACCGGTTCACTCCTCGAGGTGCGACCGATGTCCATCAACAAGCTTCAGTCACTTCGTACCAAGATCAACTCGGTCGATGAGTGGCTGTCCGGTGACACCCGAGAGGACGTCATCGGCGCCATCGAGCAGGGTGCGTCGAAGGTTGACGACTACCTGATCATCGCCGTGAGCTCGGAAGGAACTGTCCGAGCAGGTACCGGTGACACAATCAAAATGGAACTTCATTCGATCCTCCGTGGCGAGTACAACGCGCCGCACGTCTCGATCTGGCACTACAAGCTGGACGATCTGGAGGAAGTGGGACAGCCTGAGATGTGGCTTAAGGCCAACCCGAACATCGGGAAGACCGTCAGCTACGAGACCTACCACTTGGACGTCGAGCGGGCCGAGAAGGCTCCTGCCTCGCGCAACGACATCCTGGCGAAGAGGTTCGGTATCCCCATGGAGGGGTTCACCTACTTCTTCACCTACGAAGAGACGGTTCCTCACCGGCCACAGAAGTTCTGGCAGATGCCCTGTGCCATGGGCGTCGACCTTTCACAGGGTGACGACTTCTGTGCCTTCACTTTCCTCTTCCCACTCGGGCGGGGGCGCTTCGGCATCAAGACCCGAAGCTATATCTCGTCGCTTACGCTCATGAAGCTCCCCGGGGCTATGCGTGCGAAGTACGACGAGTTCATCGCAGAGGGCAGCCTCCACGTTCTTGAGGGCACCGTCCTCGACATGATGGAGGTCTACGACGATCTCGATGCCTATATCCAGGCGGAAGACTTCGAGGTCTCGGCTGTTGGCTACGACCCGTACAACGCAAAGGAGTTCATCGAGCGTTGGCGGCAGGAGAACGGAGACTGGGGGATCGAGAAGGTCATCCAGGGCGCAAGGACTGAATCGGTACCCCTCGGCGAGCTGAAGAAGCTTTCCGAGGAGCGGATGCTGCTCTTCGACCAAATTCTCATGGCCTTCTGCATGGGTAACGCCATCACGATCGTGGACACCAACGGGAACCGCAAGCTCTACAAGAAGCGCCAGGAAGAGAAGATCGACAACGTATCTGCTCTGATGGACGCTTACGTCGCGTACAAGGCCAACAAGGAGGCTTTCGAATGACCCAGGAAACTCAGGAGTTCGCTTCCCCCGCGGAGGCTCTGGCGCACTACGGCGTCAAGGGCATGCGGTGGGGCGTTCGCAACCCAGACGGCGGTGGGAGCTCGGCTCCCAAGGCCCCGAACCCGGTGCGCAAGGTCTACAAGGACCGCCGGCAGGAGGCCGCGTCCGTCCGCAAGGAGGACAAGAGCCTCTCGAAGGGTCAGTCCATCGGACAGGCCCGCAAGGAGATCAACCAGACCGGCAAGGCGGCCCGCGAGATCATCCGCGACTACCGTCGGGCACCCTCTCCGGCAGCGCAGAAGGCTGCGGCCAAGCGCTACGAGAAGGAGGTCCTCGGCGAGATCAAGAAGCCGGAGTTCCGCGCCGCCTACAAGCGGGCGAACACCATGGGCAAGGGTGAGATGGCGGCTCACGCGCTGGTCTTCGGACCGCTCGCCGTCGCGACCATCCCCATGATGCGGAGCACCCGGAAGAAGATCGGCACCGAGGGCTACGAGCTCGAGGTCGACATGGCCCACGACATCCTCAAAGAGATGAAGAACGGCTAGTCATCTCCTGACCATCCCAGAAAGGAGGTGACGTATGACTGTTTTCGGACAGCTGAAGCACGCATGGAATGCGTTTCTCGATCAGAACGAGGACTACCGGAAGCGGCCCTATGACATGGGCGCCGCCTACGGCTCTCGGCCAGATCGGGTCCGTCTCCATATCTCCAACGAGCGATCCATCATCTCAGCCATCTACCTTCGGCTGGCCTTGGACTTGGCGGGTGTTGACATCCGCCATATCCGTCTCGACGAGGAAGGGCGCTTCAAGGAGGACATGAAGGGGACCGGGCTGCAGAACTGCTTGCAGCTCGAGGGCAACATCGACCAGGCTGCCCAGGCATTTTTCATCGATGCCTACCTGACCATGTTCGACGAGGGCTGCATCGCCATCGTCCCGGTCGACACCGACCTGGATCCCGAAGGCAGCGGCAGCGTCAACATCTTGTCGTGGCGTGTCGGTCGCATCGTTCAGTGGTTCCCCCGGCATGTCCGGATCGACCTCTACAACGACCAGACCGGGCGTCGCGAGCAGGTCACCATGGCGAAGTCGGCCGTGGCGATCGTGGAGAACCCGCTCTACACGGTGATGAACGAGCCGAACTCGACCCTGCAGCGCCTTATTCGGAAGCTTGGGCTTCTGGACCTGGTCGACGAGCAGTCGAGCTCGGGCAAGCTGGACATGATCATCCAGCTTCCGTACGTCATCAAGTCGGAGAGCCGTCGCAAGCAGGCGGAGCAGCGCAGGACCGACATCGAAGTCCAGCTCAAGGGCAGCAAGTACGGCATCGCCTACACCGACGGCACTGAGAAGATCACTCAGCTCAACCGTCCTGCCGAGAACAACCTGCTCAAGCAGGTCGAGGTCCTCACTGACTTGCTCTACAGTCAGATGGGGCTAACTCCGGAGATCATGCTTGGCACGGCCGAGGAAGCGGCCATGCTGAACTACATGAACCGGACCATCAACCCGCTCCTCACCGCCATGGTGCAGGAGTTGAAGCGGAAGTTCCTCAGCAAGACGGCTCGCACTCAGGGTCAGTCCGTGGACTTCTTCATCGACCTGTTCAAGATCGTGCCGATGTCGGTCCTCGCCGAGATCGCAGACAAGTTCACCCGGAACGAGATCGTTACTTCCAACGAGTTCCGTGGCTTCATTGGGATGAAGCCGTCGAAGGATCCGAAGGCCGACGAGTTGCGTAACAGCAACATGCCGCCCCCACTCGATCCTGCAGTCGCCCCGGCGGCCCCTGCTCCGGCCTCCGGTGAGGAGGCAGAGTCGGACGACTTCGATCCCTTCGAAGGAATCAATTCAGCACTGGACGACGCGTTCAAGAGTCTGGAGGGGTTGACCAATGGCGCAAGCACAGGTTGACCCAGACGCCTTGGTTGAGGCAGGAGCAAAGGCAGCGGAGTACATCCTCCACGCAGCTGTCTACGATCCCGCCAAGGCCAGGGAGTACTACCTCCGGACAAGACACCTCAAGGGTCGTCGTCCTGGTGCAGCGAAAGTGGCCTCTGTAGTCGGTCATCCGGCTAAGGGGGCTTCCAATGCCGAGATGCGTCAATCACGACGCAAGAAGCTGGAAGCTGAGAAGGCCCAACTCGAAAGACGAATCGAGGAGCTCAAGAATGCCCTCGAGTCCCTAGTCCGGCAGGCCAAGCGCCGCGCCGGCATCTCTGCCTCGGAAGACAAGCAGAAGGACTCGGACCCCAAGGAACAAGCTGATCGCAACTCCCGAGACAAGAAGGACAAGCCTCTCACCGAGAAGCAGAAGAGGGAGAAGCGGGAAGCGTCCAAGGATCAGTACGAGAAAGAGAAGGGCATGACTCTTTCTCGGGAGGTCGAGGCTCTGAGGGATCAGGCCAAAGACATCCGAGCAAAGCTTGAGGCAGCAATCGAGGACGCCAAGAAGACGGCGCCCAAGAAGAAGCCTTCCGCTCAGTTCCAGTCAACCCATCAAACGGCATCGAACGGCCGTTGACACTCAATCGAAAGGAGACCGTCAAAATGGAAGCCGATTTCAGCGGCTACGCCACCAAGGCGGGTCTGAAGTGCTCCGACGGCCGAACGATCACTCGTGACGCTTTCGCGCACCAGGACAAGGTGAAGGTTCCGCTCGTGTGGCAGCACGCCCACAACGAGCCGACCAACGTGCTTGGCCACGCCATCCTCGAGTCCCGTGAGGACGGCGTCTACTGCTACGGATACTTCAACGACTCCGAGCAGGGGAAGAACGCCAAGACGCTCGTCGAGCACGGTGACATCACCGCGCTGAGCATCTACGCCAACCAGCTCGTGGAGAAGGCCAAGGCCGTCCTCCACGGGGCCATCCGAGAGGTCTCGCTGGTGCTTTCGGGCGCCAATCCGGGAGCGCTCATCGACCAGGTCCGCCTCGCGCACAGCGACGGTGAGATCGAGACTCTCGAAGACGAGGCCATCATCTACACCGGCCTGGTCCTCGAGCACTCCGAGCCGGCCCCTGAGCCGGTCGAGGAGCCGGAGCCCGTTGTGGAGCCGGAGCCCACGGAGACGGAGCCGGCCGAAGAGCCGGAGCCGGTGCAGCACGCGGACAACCCCGACGGCGAAACCGTCCAGGAGGTCTACGACTCCCTGAACGACAAGCAGAAGGACGTCGTCCACTTCATGATCGGTGCCGCTCTCGAGGGCGCCGACAACGGCAGTGCTGCACAGCACTCCGACACCATCACCGAGGGCGACCTCACCCACCAGGAAGGAAACGACAACATGTCGCGCAACGTGTTCGACGGCAACGGGACCAAGACGGAAGGTCCCACCCTGTCCCACGCCCAGATCAAGACCATCTTCGATGACGCCCAGAAGATGGGCTCCTTCAAGGAGTCCTTCCTCGCCCACGCGGACGAGTACGGGATCACCGACATCGACATGCTCTTCCCCGACGCCAAGAACGTCACCACCACCCCGGAGTTCATCAGCCGGCGCATGGAGTGGGTCGCGAAGGTGCTCGACGGCGCCAAGCACTCGCCGTTCTCCCGCATCAAGTCGGTCCACGCCGACATCACGGCGGAGGAGGCCCGAGCCAAGGGTTACGTGAAGGGCAACCTCAAGAAGGACGAGGTCATCAAGCTGCTCAAGCGCGTGACCACGCCCACCACGGTCTACAAGAAGCAGAAGCTGGACCGTGACGACATCGTCGACATCACCGACTTCGACGTGGTCGTCTGGCTCAAGGGCGAGATGCGCCTCATGCTGGAGGAGGAGCTCGCGCGTGCGATCCTGATCGGCGACGGTCGGGAGCCCGACGACGACGACAAGATCGACGAGGAGAAGATCCGCCCGATCGCCTGGGACAACGAGATGTACGCGCACCCGGTCACCGTGCCGGCGAACATCTCCCCCGACGGCATCATCGAGTCGGTTCTGCGGGCCCGCAAGCACTACAAGGGCACCGGTCGTCCGACCTTCTTCACCACGGACGACATCCTCACCGACATGATCCTGATCAAGGACAAGGTCGGTCGCCGGCTCTACAACACCGAGGCCGAGCTCGCTGCCGCCCTGCGCGTCACCGAGATCGTCGTGGTCGAGGTCATGGAGGACACCCCGGATCTCCTGGGCGTCATCGTCAACATGGCCGACTACACCATCGGCGCGGACCGCGGTGGCCAGCTGGCCATGTTCGACGACTTCGACATCGACTACAACCAGCAGAAGTACCTGCTGGAGACGCGCGTCTCTGGCGCGCTGACCAAGGCGAAGTCGGCCGTCGTCATCAAGCGCACCTCGGGCACCACGGTGACCCCGGCTGCGCCGGCCTTCGATGAGGAGACCAACACGATCACGGTCCCGAACACCGCTGGTGTGAAGTACTTCGACGTCACCAACCCGCTCGATGACACCGAGCTGGCCGCGGGCGCCGTCGTGATCACCCAGACGACCGACGTGGAGGCGCGTCCGAACGCGGGCTACAACTTCCCGCACAACACGGACGCCGACTGGACGTTCGCCTACACGGCCTGATCTCAGGTCCCCTGATGGCGAAGTTCTATGGCGCTGTCGGGTACAACCACGGAACCGTCGAGCAGAAGCCGGGTGTTTTCGTAGAGTCGATCGTAGAGAAACAGTACTACGGCGATATCCTGCGGAACACCCGGCAACTGCGAGAAGGGGAGAGCGTGAACAACGATCTCACCGTGGGGAACTCGGTCAGCATTGTCGCAGATGCGTATGCCAACGAACATTTTCACGCCATCAGATTCGTCGACTGGGCGGGGAGCTTGTGGGACGTTCAAGACGTCACCGTGCAGGCTCCCCGCCTCGTTCTCCGGTTGGGAGGTGTCTACAATGGCCGACGAGCCGACAATGACGAAGGGTCGGGCTGAGAAGCACGATTTCTTCAAGTCGTTGACTCCGAACGTCTACTTCCAGGCACCTTCCAACGTGGAGATGAAGTACCCGTGCATCAGGTACGACATCGACTCTGAGGCGAGGCAGTTCGCTGACAACCGTCCATACCGCCACGACTGGCGGTACCAAGTCATGGTGATCGACTCCGACCCGGATTCCGTAATCCGGGACGCGATCTCCGCGCTGCCGATGTGCGCTCTCGAGCGCAAGTACGTGGCTGACGACCTCCATCACTTCGTGTTCAACCTCTTCTGAAAGGAAAACCATGTCCAAGCTCAAGTGGGACGAGGTCGGCAAGCGGTTCTTCGAAACCGGTGTCGACCACGGCGTCCTCTACGTGCCCGACGTCACGGGTGTGTACGCGACGGGTGTTCCGTGGAACGGTCTGACGACCGTCACGGAGTCGCCCTCGGGTGCCGAGTCCAACAAGCAGTACGCCGACAACCAGGTGTACCTCAACCTCGTCTCCGCGGAGGAGTTCTCGGCAACCGTCGAGGCCTTCACCTACCCGGACGAGTTCGAGGAGTTCGACGGTTCGGCCGAGCTGGATCCCGGTGTCTACATCGGCCAGCAGGCTCGCAAGCCGTTCGGACTCTCCTACCGCTCGCTGGTCGGCAACGACCTGGAGGGTCAGGACCACGGCTACAAGCTCCACCTCGTGTACGGCTGCCTCGCGGCGCCGTCCGAGCGGGCTCGTGCCACGGTCAACGACTCGCCCGAGGCCATGGGCCTCAGCTGGGAGCTCTCGACCACTCCGGTGGCCGTCGGCACCATCGGCGGCAAGGAGTACCGCCCGACCGCACACCTCACCATCGACTCGACCAAGGTCGACGCCGAGGCCCTCGCGGCCATCGAGGAGATCCTGTACGGCAAGGACGCCACCGTGGCGCCCGACCCCGTCGCACCGGCCGTCGTGGCCCGTCTGCCCCTCCCGGCAGAGGTCTACGAGATCGTCACGTCGGTCGTCTGACCCACATCTGAAAGGAGGCCGGAGAGTGCTCACAATTACTGTAAAGGGCGAGGAGTTCTGGGACGAAGAGTCCGAGAAGTTCGTCAACCCTCATGCTTTCGAGCTGCAGCTCGAGCACTCTCTGGTCTCCCTTTCAAAATGGGAGTCAGAATTCAAGAAGCCGTTCCTGGGTCCGGGGGAGAAGACCAACGACGAAGCACTGGCCTACATCCACCACATGATCGTCGGTGTCTATCTCCCCCGGGAAGCCCTGAACTACCTCTCAGAAGAGAACGTCGAAGCGATCCGGGAGTACATGGCGGCCGAACTCACGGCTACCTGGTTCCACGAGATCCAGCCGGAAGCAAAGTCCGGCGAGACCATCACTTCAGAGCTCATCTACTACTGGATGACCGCGTTCCAAGTCCCGTTCCACCCAGCAGAGACCTGGCACCTCAGCCGGCTCTTCACGCTGATCCGGATCGCGAACGTGAAGAACTCCAAGCCCAAGCCCATGAGCAAGGCGGAAGTCTACGCTCGCAACAAGCGCCTGAACGCAGAGCGCAGGAAGCAACTGGGCACCAGCGGATAGAAAGGAGGACGCTCGCATGAGCAGACTTGAGTGGAATCCCGTCGGCGAACGACGGTTCGAGACCGGTGTCAGCCACGGCGTCCTCTTCCCTCGCACGGGACCGGGAGTCGCCTGGAATGGCCTCATCTCGGTCAGCGAGACGATCGCCGGCGGCGAGGTGCAGTCCCTGTACTTCGACGGGGTCAAGTACCTCGACATCATCGCCAACGAGGACTTCCAGGCCACGCTCGAGGCATATTCATCGCCTCGGGAGTTCGCTGCCTGCGATGGCAGCAAGTCCCTGTCGCCTGGCCTCTTCGCCACACAGCAGCCCCGAAAGACCTTCGGGCTCTCGTACAGGACCCTCGTCGGTAACGACCTCGAGGGCATCGACTACGGGTACAAGCTGCATATTGTGTACAACTGTGTGGCATCGCCCGCCGGTCGTACCAACAAGACCGTGTCCGGCAGCGTTCCCGATCCCGCAGCGCGCTCGTGGACGATCAACGCCGTCCCGCCTGAGGCCTCGACCTACAAGCCGACCGCTCACTTCGTGATCGACTCGACTCTGGTCAACCGGTTCATGCTGGAGGACCTCGAGTCATATCTGTACGGCAGGGAGGGCCAGGAGCCCCAGCTGCCTTCGCAGTCCGAGGTCATCAACATGCTGGCCAACCTCATCACCGAGCCGCTCACCGAGCCGATCTAGGAGATATTCACATGCCTTTGGATCCCGTCTCCACAGACGACCCACATGTCGCGGCTCACAACGAGGAGCGCGAAGCCATCAACGACCTGCAGGCGGAGATCCCCCTGCTTATTTCGAAGCCGGCTGTCCCCCAGGTGGGCGACCTGCTTCGGTACGACGGATCCAACTGGGTCTCGTCCCTCAGTCGCCTCTACGAAGGCCCCGGACAGCCGGAAGGCGTCCAGGCCGGCCCCATCGGTTCGACCTATATCCAGACGGACGGCACCACCGGTGCGGTTCGCTGGCTGAAGACCCGAGGCATCGACGAGAACGACAACACCGGCTGGACCCTGGAGATCGGTGACACCGGGTGGCGCAACGTCCTCACCATGGTGGCCCTGCCCTCTGGTGCGGCCAAGTACGCCGCGCTCGTTCGCCGGATCAACAACCAGGTGCAGATCTACCTCGACCTGGACACGCCGGCTGCCGGCTCCTCCTGGAACGTTCTGACGCTCCCGGTGGGCTTCCGCCCGAAGTACACGCTGTACGGCGCCCTGACCGACAACAACGAGGCGGCTGCGAAGTCGACCTACGTGAACTCGGCTGGTGTGGTCAACCTCTCGATCATCACCAACAAGCGCGACCGCTTCAACGGTTCCTGGTTCACGGACGACCCGTGGCCCACCGTCCTGCCTGGCGTGGCTGGCTGATGTCCCGGCTGGACTGGGCGAGCCTCCCGAAGGGCTATGAGTACGGCGTGAGCAACGCTGTGCTATATCTCGAAGGAGAGGGCGTCGCCTGGAACGGCCTGATCAACGTGGATGAGGGAGCATCCGGAACGCAGAATCTCGACACCTACTTCGACGGACGCCGCTTGGTGATCCTGCAGGAGATCGGTGACTTCGACGCTCGTGTGGAGGCATTCACATATCCTGACGAGCTCGAGGACCCAGGGATTCGGCGTTTCGGATTCTCCTACCGCACGGCGCACAGCGCGGGCGACAGGATCCACGTGGTCTACAACGCTCTCTTCAAACCGCCGGATTCCCGCTGGGGAACGGTCGGGGCTACACCCAGCCCCTCTATTTTTGCCTGGGACCTCCAGGCAACGGCCATCAACATCCCCGGCGCACGTCCGTCTTCGCGTCTCATCATCGACACGGCAGACACCTCGCCCGAGCTGGTCGCCCTTGTGGAGGGCTGGCTCTATGGCACAGCGGACACTGAGCCGCGGCTTCCCGATCCGGAAGAGTTCGTGGACACATTCGAGGCGGCAACCACGCTTCGGATCACGCAGAACGGCGACGGCACCTACACCGCCTCCGGCCCGGATCATATTGTCGTGCTTCACGGCGATGGGAGCTTCACCATCAACGCCCCGACCCTCCAGTACCTGGATGTGGGCAAGTTCGTAGTCGACTCGTTCTAGAAAGGAGAGCCCATGGCAACCGCAACCAGCCTCACCGCTGAGACCATCGAAGAGATGATGTCTGGCTGGGTGCAGGTGTCCGCAGTTCAGGAGAGCCAGGCGGCTCTGCTCACGACCTTCGAGGGAATCCTGGCATCACAGCAGGAGTCCATGACCACGTGGAACGAAGAGACCCTTCCGGCTCTCTACGCCGAGACCGAGGCTGCCTCGATCGCGCTCAGCAACCTGTCGGGAACGGTTATTCCGGACCTGCAGGTTCAGCTGGACGGTCACGAGGAGAACCTCGACCAGCTCAACGACGTGATCATCCCCGACCTCCAGGCCGGGCTGAACTCGAACTACGAGTGGATCGCCAACCTGAACGACGTCGTGCTTCCCGAGCTGTACACGCAGCTCGACGCCAACAACGTCCTGATCACCGAGTTCAACGACGTCACGCTCCCCGCCCTTCAGGCGGACATCGCTGCCAACGAGGCGGCGATTGCGGCGATCGATATTTCCGGGCTCGAGTCGGACCTGGCGACGAACACGGCTGCTCTCAACACGCTCAACACGGTCACGATCCCGGGCCTCGAGTCCGATATTTCCGCCAACGCGGGAGCGATCAACACCCTGAACACGGTCACGATCCCCGGTCTGGCAACGGACCTCGACGCGGCTGAGGCCTCTCTCAACACGCTGAACACCGTCACGATCCCCGGCTTGAACGCCGATATTTCAGCCAACGAGACTGCGATCAACAACCTCAACACCACGACCCTCCCGGGTCTGGACTCGCGCCTTGACGCCGCTGAGGCGGACGTTGCGACGCTTGAGGGCAAGTTCCCGATCACTGGTCCCGATATTGCTGCGAACGCCATCACGGCGAACAAGATCGCGGCGGACGCTGTCACGGCGAACGCCATCGCAGCAGGAGCAGTCACGGCTTCGGAGATCGCAGCCAACACCATCACTGCCAACGAGATCGCCACCGGCGCCATCACGGCAGATGAGATCGCAGCCAATGCGGTTATTGCGGCCAAGATCGCGGCTGACGCGGTTACGGCTGGCAAGATCGCTGCCGATGCCATCACGGCTCGGGAGATCCAGGCGGATGCCATCACGGCTTCGGAGATTGCGGCCAACGCAGTCACCGCCACGGAGATCGCTGCTGGGGCTGTCATCGCCGGCAAGATCGCGGCTGACGCTGTCACGGCGAACGAGATCGCGGCAAACGCGGTTACGGCCACGGAGATCGCGGCCGGTGCGGTTATTGCTGGGAAGATCGCGGCTGACGCTGTCACGGCTACTGAGATCGCTGCAAACGCGGTCACGGCTACCGAGATCGCTGCTGGTGCGGTTATTGCTGGCAAGATCGCAGCGGACGCTGTCACGGCCACGACCATCGCGGCTGGGGCCATCACCTCGACCAAGATCGCTGCCGACGCAGTTACGGCTGCGCATATTGCTGCCGGAGTCATCACGGCTTCGGAGCTTGCGGCAGACTCGGTCACGGCGGTTCAGATCGCGACCGACGCAGTTACGGCCAACGAGATCCAGGCCGGCGCTGTCACGGCGTCTGAGATCGCGGCACACACGATCACCGCGCTTCAAATCGCGGCGGACACGATCACGGCCAACGAGGTTGCGGCGGGAGCCATCACGGCTACCGAGATCGCCACCGATGCAGTCACGGCCATCAAGATCAAGGCGGGTGAGATCACCGGCGTCAAGATCGCAGCAGACACCATCGCTGTGACCAAGCTGATCATATCTGACCTGGAGAACCTGGCGGTGGACGGCGACCTCGCCGATCCGACGTCAGCTACCTGGTTCCAGATGGGTGCAGGCAACATCTCCCGCGTCAAGCCTGCGGGTGAGGTTGCGTACCTCGAGAACACGAACACATTTTCGGCGCAGTACATCTACTTCCGGAATGAGAACCTGTTCGAGGTCAAGCAGGGCGATGAGTTCTACGTGTCGTTCGAAGCTATGACTCCGGCGACCAACACGGTCAACGTCGATGTCAATCCATATCTCGCGGTCTTCGACAAGGACGGCGGAAGTCAGCTATGGCGGGGTACCGAAGAGGGACCTGTCACGCTGCCGACCAACACTGCCTGGACGAAGGTCGAGGGTACGGTCAGGATCACAGAGACGGGTCTGGCAACCGCTCAATTCAACCCGTACGGCAACGTGGGGACAGGCGTCACGGCCGGGACCCAGAAGCTCCGCATCCGGTCCATCCAGGTGCGGCGTAAGAACTCTGGCAAGGTCATTGTCGACGGCACGATCGAGGGCAAGCACATCAAGGCCGGCAGCATCACTGCCGACGAGATCGACACCGGCACTCTCACTGGCGACCTGCTTGCTGGTGAGGTCATATTCGGTGGCTTGATTCGTGCTGGCGACATGCTGGGTGGCGTCATCACTGGCGGCTACTCCGAGATGGGTGCCCGAGGCATCTACACGGTGGACGACGCGGGTGAGCCCGTGTTCTTCGCTCCGACCTCGGCGACCGATGGTGCATATTTGAAGGCGCACGTCGACCTTCTCTCGGCAGACGTGAGGGACAACTTCACGATGCACGGCACCAACAACATGATCGCTGTCGAAAGTGAGCTCACGCTCTCTGCCGGCGTCGAGGCCCCCTCGGTTCCTCCGGTTCTTCAGCAAGTCTGGGATCAGGTTCAGTTCAACAAGACGACTGCGGTTCCTCCGCACACTCCTGGGGCTGGTTACAACTTGGGCACGTTCGCGTTCAACCCGGCGCAGGTCACCTCGATTGCGTACGACATGACGTGGAACAACTACACGGTTATTCAGCAGAAGTCGAACGGCTTCCGTATCTGGCGCTTCAACGGCGACGGATCCATCCAGAACAACATGGCCACGGGCCGACCCTGGGTGGACGACTGGAACGACCGTCAGCACGCCATGACTTGCTGGAACGACGACAAGAACGGTTTGGCCACGATCTTCCTTCAGGGAGACCAGTGGTTTATCTGGGAGCCGAGCTACATCAACAAGATCCCCAACTCCTGGATCCGTCGCCCGGACGAGGGTGCTGTCATCACGTACGACACCATCGCCAACCAGTATGTTCTGGTTCAGAACAACGGCGGAACGATCGAAACTCGTCGGTTCACCGTCAACAGCGGGGCGAACTTCCCGAACGCGACCTCGGTTAGCACCAACAACTTCGAGGCGGGTTCCTCTGTGGCCCCTCGTCTCCACGGTGCCGTCTTCGGTAGCCAGAACGGTCTTGCCAACTCGTGGACCGTCAGTGCAGATACTTACCAGACGGTCTACACCTTCACGGGGTCAGGCGTCGCTCAGGATGATGAAGGTACATACCGGAACTGGCTCAAGCCAGGACCGGCTCTGGCGTTCTCGCACAACGGAACGAGCTTCGTCTCGCTCGACTCGGCGGGGCTCCTGACCTTCTACACCAACTGGACCTGGCTCCAGAAGGACGCAGCCGTCTGGATTGGTGCTTCGGCGGCCGACACAGACCCCGCAGGCAACACCGCGAACCCGCACGTCGGACAGGCGGCGGGCACGCACGAAACTCCTGTGGGAACCATGAAGTCGATCACTCTGTACCGACGGTCGAAGCTCCGGATCACCATGCCGGAGACCAACGACTCCGGTGCGGCAGACGATCCGGACAAGTGGCGTCTCTACTGGAAGCGTGGCACCAACGTCGCGCCGACGGACAAGACGCTTCTCAAGCTCATCGGAGACATCGGTTCCCCGACGGCTCCGACGTCCATCACCATCAGCGCCGACGCCACCGGGGACAACCCTCCTGGCGGCATCAAGGGCCAGCCCACCGCGTACAACAACTTCCCCGGGGCAGACCCGGGGCGGATCGAGTCCGCGGGGCTCCTGGCAGCCGACAGCCTTCCCATCCTGCAGATGCTGGGTAGTGGGGCTGGTCGATGGGGCGACCTCACGGTCGACACCACCGGCAAGGCAGTCATTGGTGGGGACACTGGGTGGATCAACGTCACCTACACCTCGCCGTGGACCAACTACGGGGCCCCCTACGGCAACGTGGCATACCGGAAGATCGGTAACCGGGTCCACATGAAGGGGTTGGCGAAGGGCACTGGTGCCACCGCAGGAGCAATGCTTACGCTCCCTGTGGGGTTCCGACCGCCCACGGACGTCATCCTCGCGGCTGTGATGTACGGCTTGTCGGACTCGTTTGCTGCTACCGGGGACAACCCGGCGGCGTTCACGACCGGAACGACGAACACGCACACGCACTCGGCAAACCCGCCGGCGATGGACGTCAACACCACTGTCACGTTCACCAACGTGACGGGACGTATCACCATCAACGCAACCACTGGCGTCATCACCATGGGTACCACTCAGGCCGCTGTCGGCACTAACTGGGTGTCCTTTGAGGGCGTCAGCTTCCTGGTCGACTGACCAGGTCGTACGAGAACATCAAAATGGAAGGAAGAATCATGACCCAGAACGCACCCGAGCAGTCCACCACCTACACACAGGAGGAGGTGTCGTCTGCCGAATCTGCTGAGCAGGCTGCCCTGAGCAAAGCTCAGAACCAGTACCTGACCCAGCGGGTTGTGGTCCTTCGCGCCCAGCTGGACAGGGCGAAGCGGGACATCGAGGCCTTGCGCAACGCGCTCAGCGCCATCGAAGTTCCGGATGCCGAACCGGTCGACCCGGAAGAGACCCCGGAATCCGACCCGGAAAATTCCCCGGAGGGGTAATTCCCTCAAACAACGCCTTGGAAGGAGAAGCCAATGGGCATCAGCATGTCGTCCAGTGGCGACTTCAACGACACCGAGGCATTTCTCAAGAAGATGGCCCAAGGGCCCAGCATGTTCGACTCGCTGACACGCTTCGGAGAGATGGGGAGATCGGCGCTCGCTGCAGCAACACCAGTGGAGAGCGGTGAGACGGCCAACTCGTGGTACTACGAGGTTGTCCAGGATGGAAAGTCCTGGAGCATCATCTGGGGTAATTCCCATGTGGTGGATGGCCGTCCCATCGCTGTCCTGCTGCAGTTCGGGCACGGCACACGCAACGGCGGATGGGTAGAGGGCAGGGACTACATCAACCCTGCCCTCGCCCCCGTATTTGACCAAATGGAAGCCGAGGGATGGAAGGTGGTGACCACGGCATGAGCAGTGTTGACAGCAGAGTTGTCACAATGAAGTTCGACAACGCGCAGTTCCAGCAGGGTGCGGCGACAACCTTGTCCACCCTGGACAAGCTGAAGCAGTCCATGAACTTCACAAGCACAAGCTCGGCCGCTACCAAGGGTCTGGGCGCAATCCAGACCGTCCTGGGCAAGTTCGGCATCAAGAACCCCTTCGCTGCGACGCAGCAGGGCCTCACCGAGGTTCAGAAGGGCGCCCAGCAGCTCGCCGGTCCTCAGGGAATCGGCTCCATTGAGGGTGGCATCACCGGGGTCTCCAGCAAGTTCGTCGCCATGTCGACGATTGCGATCACGGCACTCTCAAATATCGCCAACAAGGCAATCAACGCCGGCACCACCATCGTCAAGTCTCTGACTGTAGATCCCCTCACGGGCGGTCTCCAGGAGTACGAGACGAACCTGAACTCCATCCAGACGATCTTGGCTAACACCAAGGTCTCTGGTGCTGGTCTGAAGGATGTGAACGCGGCTCTCGACGAGCTCAACGCATATTCTGACAAGACCATCTACAACTTCTCGCAGATGGCGAAGAACATCGGTACCTTCACGGCTGCCGGTGTTGACCTGGACACGGCGACCTCGTCGATCAAGGGTATCGCCAACTTGGCGGCTCTCTCGGGCTCAAGCTCGGAGCAGGCCTCCAACGCGATGTACCAGCTCTCCCAGGAGATCGCTGCTGGTCGAGTCAGCCTCATGGGCTGGAACTCGGTCGTCAACGCTGGCATGGGTGGTTCCACCTTCCAGCGTGCTCTCGTCCAGACTGCCCAGGAAATGGGCGATCTCGAGGGCAAGACGGTCAAGTTCACTGGCAAGATGAAGAACGCGACCATCGACGGCAAGTCGTTCCGCGACTCCATCATGGCGAAGCCGGGCGAGCAGTCCTGGCTGTCCTCCAAGGTCCTGACCAAGACGCTCGAGCAGTTCACGGGCGACATGACGGACGCGGAGCTGGCGGCACAGGGCTTCAGCAAGGCGCAGATCAAGGCCATCCAGTCGCAGGCCAAGACGGCCGTCGACGCTGCCACCAAGGTCAAGACCCTCAGCGGTGTCCTCGACACGGCCAAGGAAGTCGCCGGCTCCGGCTGGGCGAAGACGTGGCAGATCATTTTCGGTGACTTCAAGGAAGCCCGTACCCTCTTCACGAACGTCAGCAACTCGGTCAACGGGTTCCTCGGCAGCATCTCCGACGCTCGCAACGAACTGTTGCAGGGGTGGAAGGATGCCGGCGGGCGGACCAAGCTGATCGCTGGCCTCGGTGAGGTCTTCAGTTCGCTCGGGGATATTTTCGGGACGGTGGCCGACGCTTGGCGTTCGGTCTTCCCCGCAACCTCGGTCGACACGCTCATGCAGATCACGGATGCAATCGGCGCATTCGGCAAGGCCCTCAAGCCCAGTGCTGAGACGGCGGAGAACCTGCAGCGCACCTTCGCAGGTGTGTTCGCGGTTCTCCATATTGGTTGGACGATCCTGAAGAATGTCGTGGGCACCCTGTTCGACCTCGTCGGCGTAGCCGGCTCCGGGTCGGGTGGCATCCTCGCGTTCACCGCCTCGATCGGTGACTTCCTCGTCAACCTCGACAAGGCCATTTCCTCCGGGAAGGGTCTGGGTGCCGTCTTCGACGTCCTGGGCGCAGTCCTGTCGGTTCCGATCCGGCTTCTGCAAGGCCTCGGTGCCTTGCTCGCTGGCATATTCGACAGCTTCGACGGTGGTGCCGCTGGCAACGCCACGGATCAGGTCGAGAAGTTCGGCGAGGCTCTGTCCCCGCTCGAGAAGATCGGGCAGCGGCTCGAGGACATATTTGGAGGGGTCGGGCAGATGCTCGGCACCTTCGGAGAGAAGATCGGCGAGGCGCTCAGCAGCATCGGGGCCGCCATCGCAGACTCCTTCATGTCGGGCGACTACAGCCCTGTCTTCGACGCTCTGAACACGGGTCTGCTCGCAGGCATCGTGCTCCTCATCCGCAAGTTCATGAAGGACGGGCTCAGCCTGAACCTGGGTGTCGGCGGTAGCGAGGGACTCTTCGGTGGCATCACCAAGACCTTCGGCGAGCTGACGGGCACCCTGCAGGCCATGCAGACCAACATCAAGGCCAGCGCACTCCTCAAGATCGCTGGAGCCGTAGCTATATTGGCGGCGTCCATGGTGGTTCTGTCCCTGATCAACTCCAAGGATCTGACCAAGGCCCTCGCGGCCATGGCTGCCGGCTTCGGCATGCTGATCGGTTCCATGGTCGCCATCGAGCAGCTCACGGGCTTCTTCGGCGGCGTCAAGTTCGCCATCATCTCTGGTGGCTTCATCGCTCTGGCTGCGGCCATCCTTATTCTGTCGGCGTCCGTCAAGGTGCTGTCGACGATGTCATGGGAAGAGCTGGCTAAGGGTCTGGGCGGCGTTGCTGTCCTGCTCGCGGCTGTCTCGGCTGCATCCATCCCGCTCTCGGCCAACGCCGGGGGCATGATTCGTGCTGGTGCAGGTATCGCGGCCATGGCCGTCGGTATCGCCATCCTGGCTGGTGCCGTGAAGATCATGGCGACCATGAGCTGGGAGGAGATGGGTAAGGGCCTTCTGGGTCTCGCCGGTCTCCTGGTGATGGTGGCTGCGGCCGCCAACCTCCTGCCCGCCAGCCTCGTGCTGACCGGTCCTGGTCTCGTTGCCTTCGCTGGTGGCGTAGCCATATTGGCCGGTGCTCTGAAGATCATGGGCAGCATGGACATGAAGGAGATCGGAAAGGGCCTACTCGTCCTTGCCGGCGCGCTCGCGATCATCGCAGCCGCCGTATATTTGATCCCACCCTCGATCGTTCTCATCGGCCCGGGTCTGCTTGTCGTTGCCGCCGCACTGGTGGTCATGGCTGGCGCGCTCAAGGTCATGGGTTCGATGTCGTGGGAGGAGATCGGCAAGTCCATGGTCGTGCTGTTCGGTGCGCTGGCTCTGCTGGCGTTGGGTCTGACTGCGATGATCGTGGCACTTCCGGGTGCTGCTGCTTTGGTCGTCGCTGCGGCAGCTCTTGCCGTCCTGACCCCCGTGCTGCTGACCCTCGGCGCAATGTCGTGGGAGAACATCCTGACGGGCCTCGCTGCTCTGGCAGGGCTCTTCGTCGTGCTCGGCGTCGCCGCGTTCCTCCTGCAGCCGGTTATTCCGGCGCTTCTCGGCCTTGGTGTGGCCCTCCTCCTTCTGGGTGGGGGCATCGCACTGGCTGGCGCAGGACTGCTGATGATCTCGCTGGCAATCAGCGCACTGGCAGTTGCATGGTCCGCTGGTAACGCCATCATCCTCGGCGCCATATCTCAGCTTCTGGGCAAGCTCCCGGAGGTTGGAACGGCGATCGTTGCGATGCTCGTTGCGATGGCTGACTCCATTGCGAAGAACGCACCCAAGTTCCAGGCCGCCTTCGTGGCGGTGCTGACTCAGATGCTCAACGCCGTCATCAAGGTCGTCCCGAAGATCGGGCGCGTCATGACGGTGCTCATCAACACGGCACTCGGTGTCATCGAGAAGGCGGTTCCCAGGTACGTCACGGCGGGTCTTCGGATCCTCGTGGGCATCCTGACCGGGATCGGCAACAACATCGGCAAGGTTGTTACGACGGCTACCACCGTCGTGGTGAACTTCCTGAACGCTGTCGGAAGAAACTCCGGCCGCGTTGCAGAAGCCGGTGTTCAGATGATCATCGACTTCATCAACGGCATCACCCGGGCCATCAACAACAACACGTCCGATATTCGTGAAGCAGGCGTCGATCTGGCTATGGCGCTCGTGAACGGTATGACGGGTGGCCTTCTGGGTGAGGGTGTGCGGCTGGTCGAGAACGCTGCGGCGGCCTTGGCTGACCATATTCCTGGTCCGGTGAAGAAGCTGCTGGGCATCGGTGGCCCCTCGCGGGTCATGTGCGAGTTCGGTAAGAACGTGGGCCAGGGACTTGCGGGCGGAATCGACGAAAGTGGTCGGCTTGTCAGCAGTTCCACTGAGGCCCTGACTGTCCTCGCGATGGACAAGATGCGAACGGCAATGAGCGAGATCTCGGACACGATGCAGCTGGATCCGAACATGAACCCGACGGTAACGCCGGTTCTGGATCTGACGAAGCTCACCCAGGAGGCGAACAAGATGAACGGGATCCTTGCGAACCCGTCCGTCGACGCTTCTGTCTCCTACGCACGGGCCGTCGATATTTCCACCGAGACGCAGGCTTCTCAGGAGCAGGCGTGGGAGATGGCGATGTCTGCCTCGCAGCCCAAGGAAGTCACGATCACGCAGAACAACCATTCACCCAAGGCGATTGACTCTGTCACGCAGTACCGGCAGACCAAGAACCTGTTCGCACTCACGAAGGAGGCGCTGGACGCATGAAGTTCAACAAGATCCGACTCCTCGGAGTCACCAACGTCGACCTACCGATCGTGGGTGCGGACCCCTCGGGGCCATATGTGCTGAAGAGCGCGGACGGCCTCGGACCCCCAAACCGAGCCTTGTTCCGGTCGAAGACCACCCAGGAGGGTGGCGTCCGACAGGGCTCCCGGACTGAGGACCGACAGGCCACCATGCTTGTCGGTCTTCAGCCGGACTGGGACACAGGACAGACGGCGGAGGAGTTGAGGAGCGAGCTGTATGGGCTCCTCACTCCCCCGTTCGGCCTGCCCGTAGGCATGCAGCTGATGCTGGGTGACACGGTCGTGGGCGTGGCGCAGGGCGATATTTCGGCGATGGAGGTTGCGATCTTCTCGTCGGATCCCGCTGTGCAGATCGTCCTCGACTGTGACTACCCATATTTCCTGGCGCCGGAGCTGCACTACCAGTTCCCGGCCAAGGGCTTGGTGTCAGGTCAGACCTACATCGATGTCGAGAACGACGGAACCGCTCCGGCAGGGTTCTGGATGAAACTCGTCCTGCAGCAGACCGTCGCTGGTTCTCTGATCCTCTCCGACAACTCGGCCTTCGGGCAGAAGATGGAGATCAAGGGTCCCTGGGAGTCCGGCGATATTTTCGAGATCGACACTCGAGCAGGGCAGCGCGGCGTCTGGCGGGACCCCTCTGGGGCCGGCGGGCGTGTCAGCAAGCTAAACGACTTCACGGCGGCATCGCCGTGGATCCAGCTTCACAAGGGGCCCAACCGGCTCCTTCTCAACCGGACAGCATTCGACTGGGAGGGTCTTGGCTTCGGCCATACTCCCGCGTACTGGGGAGTGTGACATGGACGTAGTTCGCCTGGGGCCGGCTTACAACACGGCTTACATCCCCGACGAACTCGTCGAGGGATATTCCTCGTGCATCTGGACGGAGCGGTTCGCAGCGCCGGGGGACTTTGAGATCAAGACTCCGCACATCGACGCGATGCGAACCCTCCTACCGGAGGACACGCTCATCTCTCACCTCGACACCCGTGAGGTGATGATGGTCGAGAACCATGCCATCGAGGTCAACGACGAGGGCGTTCCCGAGCTTGTGATCACAGGTCGGGACCTCAAGACGTGGCTCGAGCACCGCTACATCGAGTCCAAGTACCAGAAGAAGCGCAAGATGCGGCGGAACTACACCGCTGTGGACGGCTTGGCTGTCCTTGCGTGGCAGGCCTTCTGTAACGCCACTGGTAAGGACGTCACTCGTGGCGACCCGAACCCGTGGGACGACACCGACGTGTCGGACACGGACTACCCCTGGAACACCTACGACGTCCTGCCGAATGTCGTGATCACGGACTCTGTCCCGGTCGACGGCTCGGCTGTGGCGAAGGGTTGGTGGCTCTCAGAGGGTCTCGTGGGCCCGCAGTTCTGGGTCTTCATGAACAAGTACAAGCTGGGGATCCGCGCACTGCGCCCCCAGCAGGGTGCCGGCAACAAGCAGGTCATCACCGTGGACCACACGCCCCTCGCAGACCGCGGGAAGGTGTCGAAGGTCAGCACGGATATTTCCGTCAAGATGGCGTTCGACCTGTACAAGGGCCTGAACCGCTCCGAGGACCAGAGCACCAACCCCGTCGTCTCCTTTAGCACCCTGCAGGGTGACCTGGGCTCGCCCCAGTACCTGTGGTCGAAGAAGGAGTACAAGACGGTCATCGAGATCATATCTGGAGTGGGCATTGGCGACCAGGCACGTCCTGGCGAGGGTGCTCTCACCGGATGGAAGCGCAAGGTCGATCAGCTGGATGCCGGGTCTCCCGATATTCCGACCGAGCCCGAGCGCCCCAAGGACCCGCGCAAGAACGCCACCAACGCAGAGATCAACGCCTGGAAAGACGACATCGATGCGTGGAAGATCAAGCACGGCAAGTGGGTCACCCGCAAGAACACAATCATCGCCGACTTCACGGCTGACGTGAAGGACGATGCTTCGAACCTACTGGATCTCCGGCGACCCGTGCGGGTCATGACGGGTGATATTTCGACGCTCACACCGTTCCAGTACAAGGTTCACTACGACCTAGGAGACAAGGTCACGACCCATGGCGACTACGGCATGGTGGAAAACATGATCGTCTCTGAGTACATCCGCACGGATGACCAGGACGGCGACCGAGGATATCCGGGCTTGATCGCCCCATAGAAGGAGAGAAAGTTGGTGGAGATTTTGAAGTACTACGCCAAGGGCTTCTGGGTCGACAAGCATCTGGCCCAATGGTTCACCACGATCATGATCATGGTCAACATCGGCCTTGGCACGGCCGTTCTCGCAGGGGGTAAGGAACGGTTCACCGTCCCGTCCTATCAACCGCTCATCGACTACGTCGACGGCAACACCTGGATCTGGGGGGTCTGGATCTGTGGTGCCGCGATGCTCATGTCGGTGCCATTCAGATGGCCTAACATCATCGGCCTATGGCTGTCGATGTTCTGGCACCTCGTCTGGATGGGTTGTTTCGCTATTGCTGCGGTGCACTATGCCACCTCGGCAGCCACTCCCATCCCCGTTTACGGAGGATTGGCCATGATGTCGGCAGCGTTGCTCACAGCGAGAGTGATCGACAAGTCTGGAGGCTAGGCCATGGACCCGAACATCCAGGTAGCTTTCATATCTGTACTTGCGACCATCGTCACCACGGTAGGAGTTGTAACTGTGGCAGTACTGAACAACCGCAAGGAACGAGATGGAGCAGCAAGTGCTGGGGTCGAAGCCGGCCTGGACGAGCGGGATATTCTCGGGCGAATGCTCTCCCTGATCGCTGAGAACGAACGCAAGGAGAAGCACATCACGGAGCTTCAAGCTGACAAGAAAGATCTCCAGAAGGAGAACCGTGAGCTGCGAGCTGAGAACAAGATCCTTCGGGGCCAGATCCCCGGAGAGGAAGATGAGGGCAAGTGAACGAAACCACACCGATGGACGACATGACGCACGACGCGGCCATATCTGGTAAGGACGGCCGCACCCGCAAGCTCTTGATCGTCCTGCTAGTCCTGTGGCTGCTCACGCTCGGATCTCTCATCGCCGTGGGTTGGAATGCATATTTCGACCAGAAGGGTAAGACCGAAACTCTCGCCTCGCAGCTGCAGATCGCTTGCGAGCGCGGGACGATCGGTCCGCCCGACTTCACGGCAGAGGACGCCGACCGACTCTGCAGCAATGCGGAGAAGAGTTCGCCCGAAGCAGTCACCATCGAAGGCCCACCCGGACCCCAGGGTCCTCCGGGCGTGAATGGTGTCGACGGGACCGACGGCACGGATGGTCGTGCCGGTCGGAATGGGAAGGATGGTGATCCAGGATCTAACGGCGAGGACGGCACCCCCGGTGAGAACGGGGAGAGCATTCCTGGCGAAACCGGAGCAACAGGTCCAGCAGGGCCTCCGGGACCCCAGGGGGAGCAAGGCGCTCCTGGAACGAACGGCACCGACGGCGCTAGCGCTGTTCCGTTCACCTTCAGCTTCACTGTCAACCAAGGTCCGCTCTCGCAGACCTATATCTGCACGATCACGCAGGCGGACTCGAACGTAGTCTGCCAGGAACAGGAGTAATTATGGATCAGGACCTCCCTGAGGAGACCCCCGAGGAGCAGGTCGTCGTACCTGCACCCGAGACGCCCAAGCCGTTCCTCAGCAACACGCTGTACGCCCGGCTGAAGTGGGCCACGCTCATCCTTCTGCCCGCGGTCAGTGCGGCATACTTCGCCCTGTCGAACGTCCTCGGACTGCCGGCAGCGGAGCAGGTCGTCGGCACCATCGCCGTCCTCTGTACCTTCCTGGGTACCGTGCTGGGCTTCAGCTCGCGCCAGTACAACAACTCCGGCGCCGCCTTCGACGGCAGCGTCAACCTCGAGGCGGACTACGAGAACGACGTCACGAACGTGGGCGTCAGCATCGATCCTGCCTCGCTGGAGTCTGGTCAGAAGGAGCTTCGGCTCCGGGTCAAGCACCAGTGACCGGCCTTTCGTAGGTCTCGCGGCTTAAACACGCCTCATAATGAGACCACCTACGAAAGGAACTGTCATGTTCAAGAACTTCAACCAGGATAACCCCGACCTGACCGAAGCGATTGCTGACGCCTTCCGTGATCTGAAAGGCTTCGACGCCCACTCGCCCGAGTACAAGGCAGCCGTCGAACAGCTGACGGCCCTCCACGCAATGCAAAAGAAGCGTGTGGACCCGAACACTGTTCTGACGGTTGCCGGTAACTTGGCGATTGGACTCGCAGTCATCAAGCACGAGAAGACGTCCGTCATCACTTCCAAGGTTTGGAGCTTCCTCACGAAGAAGTGAACCAACAACCCCAACCAGAACCCTCGAGATGAGAGGGCTTGCAGCTAACCCCTGCAGGCCCTCTCATTTTCGCTGCCCCTCTAAATTTTCCAAAGTTAATACCATCTCGCGGTTCCTACACGGCCTTTAATGAGACCCCTACGAAAGGAACTGCCATGCGCACCTCGACCAACCAGTTCAACATCAACGACGCCGTTGCCGCCCTCCCCACCCGGGAGGAGTGGCTGGCTGAGCAGATGAAGCCTGTCATCGAGATCGAATGCACCATCCTGTCCTACTGATCCACAAACCAAGACCGCAACTAACACTTGCGGTCACGGTTTCGCGAACCCTACATGCCTCATAATGAGACCCCTACCAGAAATGAGACCACCATGTTCAAGAACCGTGAACTCCGTGTCCAGGTTGCCAAGACCAACTCCAAGCCCACCGACTCCGCTGACCAGCGCGACCGCACTGGCGAAATCCTCCTGATCCACTCGATCATCAAGGATGACGTCAAGAAGATCGCACTGCTCGCCGGAGCCGGCTACACCTTGAAGCGAGTCTTCGACCTCGGATCCGAGATTGCTGTGATTGCCGCAAAGGCCAACATCAAGTAGATCCCGAACCAAGAGTCAATGCCCACAAGCATTGGCTCACGGTTTTCGCCATATCCAAGGAGGAAGCAATGCCCGAGATTCGACACTACACCGTCACGCAGACCCGAAAGGTTCGTGTCTCCGCCAACAGCGCTGCCGACGCAGCTCAGATCGCATCCGTCGCTTTCGACAGCAACGGCACGACCGAGAACGGCAACGTGATCCACGGACGCGGCCCGCACGGCATCTGGGGGAACACCTCTGGAGCAATCCAGGAGATCGACATGCGAGTCGTCCGAGACGGCTGATTCGCAAGGAATACACGTCTTCTAATGAGACGAACAGCTATCAACGCTGTCTTGTGTACCCTCCACCATTGGAGTGGAACGATACATCGTCTCACTTTTCTGCCCACACTCAGCATCTATATTTCGCCTACAAGGAGAACATCATGCTCAAGCACTTCACCGTCAACTACCGCAAGCCCGCCAACTCGAAGGAGGCCAACATGCAGAAGATCGTTTCGCTCCTCAAGATGGTCGCCCTTCTGGCGATCGCTGCCTACATGCTCCACATCTTCACCGCTGGGCAGGACAACATCATCAACAGCAACCCGACCCAGGGCCGCGAGGTCATGGATATTCGGGAAGCTGCCCCGCACTCGCCCGACGCTGTCATGAGCCAGAAGAAGGTTCAGAAGCAGTGCTGGACGATGGACGAAAGTCCGAAGGCTGAACTGCCCGGTGCTGCAGTCGTGCAGTTCAAGTCCGGTTACACCAAGTACGTCACCAACGACACCCCGAAGGGGTTCAAGCTGGTCGACGCCGCGTTCAACGAGGCCCTGGCTGCAATCGGGTACGGAGACAAGACCTCCGACGAGATCAACGTCATCGCCCTCTGCATCTGATCCATCCACCTATATCTAGGAGCAATCCGTGAAGATTCCGCAGTTCATCCACACCCTCCGGAAGGTTTCGGAAGACAACGCACCAGCGATCCTGACGGGTTTCGGCATCGCCGGCACCCTAGCGACCGCATATCTCGCCGGTGACGCCTCGTTCAAGGCAGCACGCCTGATCGACGAGGCTCAGCGGATCGAGAACGAGCAGGAGAAGTCGCACCCCCTCGACAAGAAGGAGAAGTTCAAGCTCACGTGGAGCCTCTACCTTCCCGCAGCTGGAGCAGGCTGCGCGACCGTCGGGTGCATCTACTTCGCCAACCGGATCAGCTCGAAGCGGCTTGCGGCGCTGGCCGCCGCCTACACCATCGCCGAGAAGGCCAACTCCGAGTACAAGGAGAAGGTCCTCGAGATGCTGGGCAAGGACAAGGAGGAGAAGGTTCGCGCATCGGTGCAGCAGGATCGCATCGATCGTGACCCGGACCTCGACGGGATGATCGACTCCGAGATGGAGGACGGCCGTGTCAGGTGTAAGGACGCCTGGTCCGGCCGCTACTTCCGTAGCACCATGGAGGAGATCAAGGAGGCGCAGAACAACGTCAACTACCAGATCCTGAACAACCAGTACGCCTCCCTGACGGACTTCTACACGCAGCTCTGCCTGGAGAAGACCAAGGAGTCGGACGACGTCGGCTGGAACAGCGACAAGATGATGGAGATCACGTTCACCTCCGCCATCGACAGCAAGAAGAGGCCGGTGCTGGTCATGGATTTCGCCGTGGCCCCCATCCGCTCGTACTGGAAAGGCAACGTCTGAGTGGGGACAGCCTTGCATTATTGAGGCTGTTGACTGAGGGGGACTGGCCGTTCGGTTAGTCCCCCTCGGGGGCCCATTCCCCTCGCAGAAAATACATGTCTCTTAATGAGACCACTACCCGAAAGGAACCCTCATGAACAACGAGAACCCGACCCCCGAGACCACCCCCGAGACCTCCTCGAAGCTGGCCTTCCTCAAGAACCGCAACGTTCGCATCGCCCTGGCTGCCACCGCAGTCGCCGGCGTCGCGTTCGTCGCCTACAAGACGAAGACCCGCCCCGAGGCCGTCGAAGAGATCCTCGAGGCCACGGCCACCGCCGTCTGAGACCCCACCAGGTCCGACTCAAGAATGAGAGCATTAGCAAACCCTGCTGATGCTTTCATTTTCTCTTTACCCATCTACCCGAAAGGGACACCATGTTCACCATCATCCTGCTTCTCATCATCGCTGGCCTCTGCTTCGCATATCTGCGGAGCACCCAGCAGACGAAGTCCGCCAAGGACGACGCCAAGTGCTGGAAGCTCCTTGCACAGATGTACGACAACTGGTCTGCGACCGAGTTCGAGAACAACCAGGTCCTTCGGCAACAGCGCGACGACGCATATCTGAGCATCGAGATCATGGCACTCGGCCTGGAGCAGGAGCGTCGCGATCACGAGACGGCGTTGATCCTGGTGCTCAACCAGAAGGAGCCAGCATGAACAGCGAGGATTTCGCCAAGGTCTTCGACCAGCAGATGCGCTTGTGTTCGGAGGTGTTATTCGCCAAGGCTGGCGAGTACGCCACCGACGACGAGCGACTGCACAACTTCAAGGTGGCCAGTGCCCTCACTGGTCGCGACGCCGTCCAGGCCCTGGGCGGCATGATGGTCAAGCACACCACCTCGGTCTTCGACATGATCGAGGCTGGTGCGCCGGCCAACTTCTCCATGGAGAAGTGGGACGAGAAGATCACGGACCACATCAACTACCTGATCCTCCTCCGGGCCTGCGTCATCGAGGCCATGAACGAGGACCAGGCCCTGCGTCACCCCGCCCTGTTCGACAGGACTGACGTGCTTCCCTGCGCCAGCCCGACCGACTACTCCGGCCACACGCCGGCCTGAAAGGAACACCAAGATGCTGAAGAAGTCCATCACGTTCGAGGACTACTCCGAGCCGCCGGTCGAGGTCACCCGTGACTTCTACTTCAACTTCACCAAGCTGGAGGTCATCGAGATGCTCGAGGTCGACGACCTCGAGGGGACGCTGGCACGGCTGCAGTCGACCGACAACGGTCCCGAGGCCTACGAGCTGTTCAAGAAGATCATCCTGTCGGCTTACGGCGAGCGCAACGAGCACGGCGGTTTCGACAAGGAAGACGCCAACGGCCGGCCGCTCTCCAAGAAGTTCGAGTCCCTTCCGGCCTGTGGTGAGCTGATCATCGGCTTCCTGCAGGACCCCATGTCCGGTGCCGGCTTCATCGAGGCCTGCCTCCCGGCGAAGCTGGTCAAGGAGGCGAAGGCCGCTCAGGCAGCCAACCCCACCAAGGCCCAGGTCGCACAGCTGGTCCAGGACGCCGCCGAGCGTCAGGCCAACCCCGAGACCGCCATCGCACCCGGCACCCCGCCGGTCGGCGAAGAGGCTCACCTCGAGGAGCTCCGTTCCGTCACCGAGCGCAAGTTCGAGGACTACACGGAGACCGAGCTGCTCGACATGTCGGACGACGAGTTCGCCAAGATCGTCCCGGTGAGCAGCCCGAAGGACATGACCCAGGCGCAGCTCATGGTTGCGTTCAAGCGCAAGTCCGCCAAGTAGCACCATATTCGTAAGGACGGGCGGAGGCGAGGGGCCCTAAGAGGGAAGTAGGGGTCTCACCCCTAGTCCGGACGCCAACGAACTAAACGACCGCCGTAGCGCATCCCCCCGGTGTGAAAAGGTGCCCTGCCTTACGAATGCACGACTCCATATCTGTACAACCAACCAAAGGAGAACAATCATGATCGAGTTCATCAAGAAGTTCCTGACCAGCTACCTCTTCCCCATCGTGAAGCAGGCCGTTGCTCAGGCTGTCGTCAACCAGATCGAGGACGCCGTCTACGGTCCTCGTGGCCAGCGGTCCGGCGGCTACGTCCCGCGGTACAACCAGTACGGACGTCGCATGCAGGCTGTTCCGGACGAGGACTGATATTCATGTCCTGGTACGTCCAGATCGAACGCAGCAACATCCCTGAGTACAACGACACTCAGTGGGAACCCATCGTCATCGGTCCGTTCGACGACGAGGATGCCGCACTCAAGCACCTGGACTCGACGGATGTCGACGACTGGTGCATGGACGAGGCGAAGCAGAAGCAGTACAACGTCGACGACGCCTTCGTCACAGAAGTACCCGACATTCCGTCCTATGGGGTCAACGCCCCGGTCTACTCGTAAGGAGCCATATTCATGGACGTCAACAAGATCGCCAAGAAGGACGCCTTCGACTGGGCGCGCGCAGAGATGTTCTTCGGTGCCGGAGCAGGCACCCGGAGGAAGCTCCTGAACGCCCAGATCGAGGACAAGGTCGCCAAGATCCCCGGCTACGTCGAGCTGTTCGAGGACTGGTACGGCAAGCAGAACTTCGCCGACCACGCCATCGCCGCAGCGAAGGAGCGCAAGAGGATCGACCGCCTGGTCAGCCTCAAGCGCAACGGCAAGGGCCTGCTGACGGGCAACCGCAAGCAGCTCTCGACCGCCGTGCTGGTCGGTGTGACCACCTACGTCATCCTGCACGAGACGGGCTACGACGTGGTCATCCAGGAGCACGCCAAGACGCTCTACGGCAAGAGCAAGGTGGCCTTCCTGAACGCCTTCGCCGGCGAGAAGAAGGTGGAAGACTGATGGCGCAGCTGGATCCGACGATCTCCACGGAGGACGTCTTCATCATGATCCACAAGGAGCTGCAGGATCTGGAGGAGAAGCTTCCGAAGGAGAAGGACGCCGAGAACGTCACATATCTGACCGGCCGCAAGGACGCGTTGGAGAGCATCGACGCCCTCATCTGCATCCGACCGTAGGGATCTCGCAGGTTTTACACGCCTCATAATGAGACCCCAACTACGACCAAAGGAACCATCATGTCCAAGCTTAACACTGTCAAGCTCGTCACCCGTACCGTCGTCGGCCTCTGCACCTCCGCCACCGTTGGCCAGGCGCTCCGCAACAACGTCCCCACCGAGACCAAGATCCAGAAGATCGAGGTCGCCGTGGGTTCCGCTGCTGTGGGCGCCATGGCTTCCGAGGCGGCCGGGCAGTACACCGACCGGTTCATCGACGAGATCGCCGCAGCGTTCAAGTCCGCCAAGACGGCCTGAACCCGTACCACCCCTCAGAGATGAGAGGGCGCTAACCACGCCCTTTCATTTTTTTCGCCTTCTACCACAAGGACAAGATTATGGAGAACCAGTTCCCCGGCAACAGCCGAACCGACAAGGAGAAGTCCCCCGCTAAGGCTGCGCCGGCCAAGAAGGTCGACAAGATCGTGACCGGCACAGTCACCACGCGGAAGAAGCCTCTCGGCAAGAAGCTCAAGGAGTTCATCGTGGGCGATGACTCCAAGAGTGTGATCTCGTACGTCTGGCAGGACATCCTGATCCCGTCCGCACGGGACATGGTGTTCGACGCCTTCACCTCTGGTGTCGAGCGCAAGATGTACGGCGAGGTCCGTTCCCGCCGAGGGCGCGGCAACCCGATGCAGCAGATGTTCGGGAACGCCACGTACAACGCGTACAACCGGTACTCGGCAAGCAGCAGCTCGCTGCGACCCGACCCCCGGCAGGCACAGGCAGCACCGAACCGTCGTGGGCGCGCTCAGGTCAAGGACCTGGCCGAGCTCATTTTCGACAGCCGCGGTGACGCCACCGAGGTACTCGACGCGATGATCGCAATCGCTGACCAGTACCAGGCCGTCACGATCTCAGACCTCTGGGATCTGCTCGGACGCACGGGAGAGCCGACAGACGAGAACTTCGGTTGGACCGACTTGGTCGGCACCGATATCTACAAGGTCCCGGAGGGCTACCTCCTCGACCTGCCTCGTCCGCACGCTCTCGACTGACCCCCACAACAGCTCTACTAACCAGGAGATAGATATGTACAACCGCAACGCCACTCCGAAGAACGAGAAGCCCACCACCGAGCTGTTCGTAGTCGCGGTCACCGAGAGGCAGGACTGCAAGAAGCACAGTGCCTCCATCGGCTGGCCCTGCTGGGGAATCATCCAGTCCGACGGCATGTACATGAACGCCGTCTGCAACAAGCGTGCCAAGGCGGCCGGGTTCAACCACTCGGTCAAGCCCGAGTCCCTCCGTCTCCACCGACAGAGCAAGAAGAAGTAAAGGAAGTGGGGTAATGGCCACTCACAACGAGCGCTCGCTGCTGAAAGCTTTCTACCCCACATCTCCATCGTGGGCGGCGAAAGTCGACAAGATGTCAGACGCTCAAGTCATCGCCGTCCTACGACGGCTCCAGTCGCAGAAGAAATCCTGAAGGAGAAAACAAGATGAAGATCCACCTGCCCGCTGCGGTTGCCTCACGAGTCGCTCTCGTGTCGGCCAAGACGCAGCAGAATTCCCCGCACCTCCTGTTCGGCGCCGGCATCGTCCTCATGGGCGCCACCGTCGTGACGGCGTGCGTTGCCACCCTGAAGGTGGAGAAGGTCCTCGACGAGCACAAGCAGCACGTCGACTGGGCGGACCAGAACGCGGAGTCCCAGAACGTGGACGCGCGCAAGGAGAAGGCGGTTGCCTACGCCGTCACCGCCCGCAAGCTCACCGTCCTGTACGGCCCCTCGGTCGTCTGCGGCATCGGTTCCGTCGTCTGCCTCACGCAGTCGCACCGGATCCTGCACAAGCGGAACGTGGCTCTGACCGCCGCGTACGCCGGCCTGGACAAGGCGTTCAAGAAGTACCGCGAGCGTGTCGCCGACGAGATCGGCGAAGAGCGTGAGCGCGAGGTCTACGCCGACGTGGAGACCGTCAAGTCCAAGGTCGACGGCAAGAAGGTCGAGACCAAGAAGGCGTCGGGTAAGGGCGGTTCGCCCTATGCCCGGTTCTTCGACGAGCACAACCGGAACTGGGACACCAACGGCGACTACCGCGTCGGCTTCCTGCGTCTGCAGCAGAACTGGTTGAACGACCAGCTCAACGCCAAGGACATCGTGTTCCTGAACGAGGCCTACGACGTCCTGGGTCTCCCTCGCACGGAGGCCGGCCAGCACGTCGGCTGGGTGTCCAAGAAGCACAACGAGTCGGTGGATGGCTACATCGACTTCGGCGTCTTCACCGACCGATCGTCGGACGAGTACTACGCGTTCGCCGTCAACGGAGAGGGGATCTGGCTCGACTTCAACGTCGACGGGATCGTCTCCGACCTGCTCAAGAAGATCTGAGGTGTGACCGATGGATATTCAGAAGCTGAAGTCGATCGCCTCCGATCGAC